GCATCATTTGCTATATGAGCTGCATCTATACTTCCATCTACATACTGGTCACTGTCAACTGAGTTAGCTGACATATGAGCAAGGTCAATACTACCGTCCACATACTGATCACTATCCACTGAGTTAGCAGACATGTGCTCAAGATCAATAGCACCTGCGGCTATATGTTCGGAGTTAATTACATCATCTTGTATGTTATCACCGTCTATAATATCAGCAGCTAAGTGTACATGATCGATAGATCCATCTACATATTGATCACTATCTACTGAGTTGGCAGACATATGTTCAAGGTCTATTGACCCTGCTGCATAATGCTGACTATCAATTTGATCGTTAGCTATATGTGCACTATCTATAGAACCGTCTACATATTGATCACTGTCTACAGAGTTGGCAGACATATGCTCTAAGTCAACTGCACCAGCAGCTATATGCTCAGAGTTTATTACATCATCTTGTATGTTGTCACCATCTATACAGTCATTAGATAAGTGTGCATGATCAATAGAAGCATCTACATAGTGTTCTGAGTTAATTGAATCATCAGCTATATTATCACCGTCTACTGCATCAGCTGCTAAATGAACGTGGTCTATACTTCCATCTGTATAGTGCTCTGAGTCGCAAGCATTGTCAGCAAGCTTAGATCCATCTACAGCATCAGCAGCAAGTTTAGGATTAGTGACTGCACCACTACCTATTTGAGTTGCTGTTATAGTATCATTAGCTATGTCAGCAGCTGTAATAGTTGCGTTTTCTATTAATGCTGAAGTTATAGCTTCATTTGCTATGTGAGCAGTATCTATACTACCATCTACATAATGTTCAGAATCTATGGAATTATCTGCTAAATCAGCCGTTAAAGTTCCTGTTACAGTTGCTCCAGCTGAAGTAACCTCAATTTTAGTATTCCCACCAGTCTGTAATTTTATATTACCTGTACCAGCATCGTTGATTATAGCATCACTGTTATTATGGTATATTTCTAAGTCACTGTCAGTACCGAATTTAGCTTTAACATTATCATTAAATCTAGTATCACCTGTTATTGTACCACCGGTTCCATCGAGAGCAGTAGCTACAGTCCAGGCACTACCATCATAAATGTATAATTTATTATCTGAAGTGTTGTAGTATAGGTCTCCATCATGATTATCAGAGTCTGGGGCAGTAGAAGCTATACGATACTTATCTGCAAAGTCATTTATAGAAGATATATTAGACGCAACTGTTGTTACATTAGAGTTATTACCAGCTACCGTAGTTACATTTGCTGAAATACCAGCGACTGTAGTAACGTTTGCTGCAACACCAGCAACAGTAGTTACATTAGAACTTACTCCTGCAACAGTTGTGATATTAGCTTGAATGTCAGCTAGTGTATCCATATCAGATACAACATCTGTAGTACCTAATATCCCCATATCTTCTACAGCAGCAGCCGTACCAAGACGTCCTATCTCTGTAGCTTTGCCAGCAACTGTAGTTACTTCAGTAGCTTTAGGTGTAAGTCTATGGAATTTATATGTATGCAGTGTTGTAGTTGTTTCTACAAGACAACCAAATCCAGCTGATAGTGTTGTAGTACCACAGTCTGTAATTGTAACATTACTACCTGAGATATTATCTAATGTAGAATCTGGTATTGTACATGTACCACCGCTAGGTGTATAAGTAGCTCCTAAAGTACCTATAGATACAATTGTACCAGCACCATTATTGACATCAGGGTTAGTAGCAGGGAACTTATCTTCACTTGCAAGAGGTACAAAACCACCTACATCATCTACTAAGTCAATTATTCGATCATTAATAGCTGCTGTAGTAGCAATAGTCGTATCATTATCTGGGAATGTTTGACCATCCTTAATGGTATCCCCAGAGCTTATATTAAAATATCTAGAGTCAGATGCTGCTGTAGTAAAGAATGAAGTATCATTTGCAGTAGCTGATGCTTGTTCACTATTAATTACAACTGTTGCTGCATTTAACTTATCTGAAGTTATAGAACCTGCTGCGTAGTGCTCATTATCTAAAGCACCAGCTACAACATGTTCTGAGTCAATTGAATCATTTGCTATCTTAGATCCATCAACTGAGTCAGCACCTAGCTTTGCTCCAGTAATGGCACCTGATGCCATCTGTGTGGTTGTTATGGTATCATTAGCTATGTCAGCAGCTGTAATAGTAGCGTTGGCTATCTTAGCAGAGGTAACTGATTCATTAGCAAGCTTAGCTGTAGTTACATTAAGATCTTTTATCTTACCTGTTTCAACTGCATCATCTGCAATTTTATCTACATTAACTGCATCGTTTGCAAGATGCGCTGTATCTATAGAACCTACAACATAGTGCTCAGAGTCTATAGAAGTGTTAGCTATCTTATCTCCATTTACTGCATCACCTTTAAGAGCTGCGGTGTCTACAGACAAGGGTGCATAGTGTTCTGTATCTATAGAATCAGCTGCATAGTGCTGAGAGTCTATAGCATCATTTTTTATCTTTGCGCCTGATACAGAGTTATCTGCAAGACTAGCAGTTGTAATAGTATTGAATTGTTCTTCTTGTAAAGCTCTTAATATCTGTTCTTGGTTAGTATTAAGATCTCCCGCTTTAACAGAAGAACCTACTTGGAAGGTATGCTTAGCTGCATCTATAGTTGTGTCTCTATAAACACGAACTTTTAAACCATTCTTTGGGGCACCAGTTGATTCACATACTGTGCTATTTAGGGTACCTGTTGAATTGTCAAAGGTTACTGTCTTTGTTCCTGAAGTAGCGTAACTAGGTACAGTGTAGTTATCAACTATTACACCATCAACTTGTACCTTTACTTCAGATACGAAATATGTAGGGAAACTATAGTCAAACGTTTTGTCAGACCCATCCCCTGTATATTCATGAAACGTTGTTGTTGCCATAATTTTTTATTTTTTTGGGATGTTAGTTTTTACTTTCGCAATTGCCTCTTTAAATTTGGTGGTCCCATTGACTTGATCCCAGTATATCATATCCAATTGATCCCACATACTGGGGTAAGCTTCTCGCCTTTTTCTAGCGTAGTCATTGTTATAAGCATTTTCTTGTTCAGTTATTTTAGCGCTAATAACTTCTCTAGCTATGGGTGTGGTATCTTCTAACCATTCAATCTTATCAATTGAATCATCTAAGATTCTAAATTTAGCTGAAGGATCAATTGCTTGAATAGCAAATTTTACTTTAGTTGACATTATACAACCTCCATAGCATTAATGTAACTCCTTCCATTCTCATCGTTTATGCTTATAACTGTATTGTCTTGTTCCTCACATTCTACATGGAAAGTTTTTGCAGTTGTAGTTGAATTAGTAAATTCTTCATGGAATACAAACTGCCATCGCTTTAGTGTGGCATAATGTATATAAGTTGAATCAATTGACTGACCGAACCTACCCCACATCTCTGAACCAACAGTAGATTCACTACCACCACTTGGTTGTACTCGTAATCTAAATCTAAATTTACCAGAATGTGATCCTGATGAATCTTGTTTAGCACTACCAAACATATGAATATAACTAGTTACAATTATAGTAGAGCTGGTTGATTTTGGTGTTATACTAACAGTTAAACCTGTATCTACCCATGTATCTTCTGAGCCTGTAACATTAGTAGTAGTGGTAGCAGTTGCAAATGTTATAATGTTAGGTTTCTGATTAGTCCATATTAAACCACCTGATTCACTCGCATCAGCTGCTAATAAGTAACCCTGACTTGGTGCATTACCAATTTTTAAATTAGCCTCATCTACTACACTATCTGCAATAGTCAAAGCTGTAGAACCAGTGACTTCTCCTGTATGAGTAACGTTACTAGTCTTAGCTGTATTAGCTGCTATTTCTGCATTTATTGAATTAGCCAATTTGTCAGCAGTTACAGCGTCATCTGCTATTTTATTTGTACTTATAGTAACATTAGCAAACTTCGCTGCAGTTACAGAACCATCAGCTAACATTGCTGTTTCAATAACACCGTTACGTATGACCCAATCATCAGCAGCATTAACAGTTATATCGTTTTTATCACCAGCAACTAATGCTAACCCTGTGCCAGACGCTGTAGCTCCATTAACTTCTTGTAGTTTATATAGAACTTGTTTTTGGTTATCATTGAGATCATCTGCTTTAATAGAAGACCCTGCTTGATGTGTATGTTTAGCTGCGTCTGCATCAGTATTTCTATATATACGTATAGCAGCATTGTTAGCAGGTATTGAACCTGAAGTAAATGTTAGAGTAGTTCCTGATACATTATAATCATTAACAACAGTTTTAGTTACACCTGCTACGGATACTTTTACATCTGAAGTTTCTAAAAAGGGAAAGGCTGTGATTTCGTAAGCTGTAGTTGAACCATTCCCTGTATAATCTTGATGAGTTACTGCCATAATTATTTATACATAGAAAGGACTGGTGCCATATTACGAGATTGCCGCTCTATTTTATATTCTTTAATCTTTGCTCTCTTCTCAGATTCTATAAGCTCTTGTACTTCAGGCTCTAGATGAATAGCAGCCCAAGCTTTAGCACGAGCATCTTCAAAAGCATTGTGGATTAATTGATTATGCTTATAAGTTGTAGCATCCTGATCTCTCATACCAGATCTAATATGACCTTGCATGAGTTGAAGTGAATGCTGTACATCAGGTCTCTCAGATAATTTATCAAGCTTTCTCTCTAAGTTCTGTTTTCCTATAGCCTGTTGGAACATGGATCTGATCTTAGGAGAGTCAGATAAATCATGACCATCAGGTGAATAGTATGTGGACATCCTCATATCGTAGCCACTGTTAAAGAGTAGTTGTCTGCCTGGACCTTGGTCTAGGTTAAACTGGACTGGACTGAACATATTGAATGCTCTAGTCATGAAGTCATGATCTTTAATTGGTCTGCCGTTAAGCATGTCATATTTGATTGGAAGATCTTCACCTGGAAGATTTTCACTGATTTTATTGCGATTTCTAATTGCTTGATCTATACCTGAACCCAGTTCACGCATATGAGGAGTGAACAAATTACCAAGTTCATTACGTAGACCAGCTAATGGTACTGTGTTATTCATTAAGCCTGCGACAATACGTTCGGTCTGACCTTGACGTCCAGCGAACAAATCAACAAACTGTTGTAAACCAGCCATGTAGGACTTACTAGCGACACCTTGTCCAACGACTAGTGCCGTTGATAGCAGTTGCTTCTCTGTCCATTCATCTCCCATTAATTGACTATGATCTCCTACATCAGCAATAGTTGAAAGGATTTGGTTAAATGGTTCCATAGAATCATACTTAACCCATACATCCCCTAACTTAATACTACGTGGTTGCCATCCTGAGTCGATCCACATCTGACGTTTCTGTCTGTCTGTTGGACCATTACCAGTTATGTTACCACTCATATATGACCAAGAAGCCATACTAATAATACCAGTACCTACAGCTAACCTACCTTGTTGCAAAGCCTTAGCGTTTGCTAACTCTTCAGCAGTGTTGATACCGTACTTAGCTACAGCTTTTAAATTATCGGGTTGAGCAAAAGCAATATCATTAAATTCTTTAACCAGGAAATTAAAACCTGGAGTATGCTTGGCTGTGAGAGCCAGACCATTAACACCTGTCCTAGCGAATAGGAAGAATGGTTTAGCCCAAGGTGCAGCTTCAAATACATCGTTTAATCCTTTTGAGAATCCCGTTAAATCTTGTGTCAGTGTTACTTCGCGTTTAGCAAATTTAACAGCTTCATCTAATATATTACCATTAGCATCGAAGATCTCACCATAGAACTTATCATCATATGTACGCAATAAGTCAGGTGTAATATCACTTATAGTTCCCTTACCTTGTAAGTCTAATGCATAACGCATTGACTTCTCTCTAGCTTTAGCTCTACCTAATAAATACGTAAATGCATCATCAGTAGCAGCCATTATCTTAGTAGAGTAAGTTAGGAAGTTACTATCATTAGCAGCTCTTGCTGTATTAGCAATCTTAAATGCTACTTGATCTCCTACTGTTGCTCTATCACTTTCAGCAAATCTCCTTAGAAGTTCCCACTTTTCATCACCTCTACCTATCTCAGCATAGCGAGTCTTAATTGTAGAGATATCACCACTCCAATAAGAGTTGAGTTTTGTCTTGAATAAGTCAAAGCTTTCAGGGATTGCCTGCATCATAGCATTCAAAGAAGACATACTAGCTTTAATAGTAGCACTGTCTCCAGTGAAAGGATACCTCATCGTGGCTCCTATGGCTGTAGAAAGGGGTCTTAAGAACGTTGCGGTACTTGTACCCATAATCGCTCTCATAGGGGTCTTAGGACCGCTTAGAACGCTATGTACCATAACACCTTGAAGCTCCTTAATTGCAGCTCCTGTTCTTATTTTACCATTAATCTCTCCACCTTTAAGCATTGATCTAGCCCATGCGTCAAAGTCTTCTAGACTGTTGACATCTTTCATGGTTGAGAATACTTCAAATAGTGCCTTAGTTAGGTCATCATCTCCCTTCTTAGTGGATAGTTGGAGTATAGTTTTGATAGATTCTTTAGATGCAGCCATCTCTTCTGCTAAGGTTTCCTTAACAAACTGCTGTTTCTTCTTACCTTCAAGACCTAAATCTCTCAGTTTCTTAGATGACAGTATCTTAGATCTCTTAACCTCTGTTAAACCTGCTAAGACTTTATCTATAATCGCTGCAGCAGGTCCGTCTACATCACCTAAGTCTGCTATATCTGCTATCTCTCTACCTGCTATACCTAAATCTCTTATTTCTTTAATCAATGAACCTATAACTAAGTCAGCTGCTACTACATGTTTAGACTGCCAGTTTCTCATACCTTCTACAGTATCAAAGTCTCGGCTGAATTCACTCCAGTATTCTGCAGCTGTACCTTCAATAGGATTACGACCTTGTAGAGTTCTAGCAGCCATTTCAAATGACTCATTAAACTCCTCTTCCATGGTACTTAAACCAGATTTAATCCTACGTTGAGCAGCTTGATAACTATCAGAACTAAGAAGTTCTTTAGCTATTTCATCTAGTTCCTTACCATCTAAGTCCCATCGTCTTAATTGAGCAGGTGTAGTAAGTGAACCTATTGAGCCATCTTCAGCACCCCATTCTTTATTAACTCTTTTGTTGAGTTCGAGACTCTCATCTACCGATGTTTTAGATGTAGGAGCTGCTTGCCATGATTCAGAAGGGTTCTTATATGCACCATATTCAGGGCTTTTGAGCTGTTCTTTACCCATCTCAACCTTCTGATCAGCTACACTTTTATTACGTGCTTTGATTTTATTGATAACTTTACCCGATCCCTTACCTAATACACGAAATACACCATCGGCTATAGTACCGATTCCCATACCTTCTACTATATTCTTCAGTTTATAAACGACGGGATGGTCATCATCATTGGTACTAATGGGTGTATCTATGAATCCATAACGATCACGTAACGTACCTAGTGCATTATCTTTATCTGATTGCTCAGATATTAAGTCAGATACAGCACCAACGGCTGCAGCTCTAACCCAGTTATTAGATAATGCTCTTACACCCCACGCTGCGGCACCTGTAGTAGCGCCAGCTGCTGCACCTAATGGAGATGCTGCTATTGCAGCTGTAGTTCCTGCGGCTAATACACCGAAGTGTATACCATTCTTTATTAAATCACCCCACCATGTCTTGGTTTCAATAGGGTTATCATAGTCAACAAAAGGATTCCAATCAGGACGATAGTTCTTTACACCTACCTCTGCCATCTCTCCTGATAACGCATCAATAGTACGCTCAGGGAAGGTTACTACAGAGCCTGCAGCAGATGTTACACCGCCTGTTACAGCAGATTGTAACTCTTTAGCTACTGCACCAATACCCCATTGCTTAGCATTCCGTGGATCTTGTTGTTCAGCTAAGGCTTGTGCCTCAGCATCTTGTTCTTGTTTTGCAACAATAGCTGCTGCTTCATCACTTTTTTTACGATCTTCTCTAGACTGATAAACAAAATCAGCTTGGGCAGCAGCTGTGTCTGTATCAATTTTAGATGGGTCGATGCCTATTGGATATTCGGGCATTGTTTTACCATAGTAAAT